GTAGAAGATGTACAAATGACTTCAGTTAGTTCTGCAATGACAATTGCAGGATCTCCGGCTGACGATGATCAATGTTTTTTTCAATTATATAGGGATGCAAATGATGGTAGTGATACCTTTACAGGTGATGCACGAGTACTAGGAATTAAATTATTCTATACAACTGACGCTGCTAACGACGCATAAGGAATAGAATATGAGAGATCATAAAATAAATATTCTCCAAGGCGGTAGTGGAGAAAAAAGTTCAAAAATAAATAAATCAAGAGGAAAAAGTTTTGGTTTTCAAATCTTAGGATTTGGATCAGGCGCAGGTGGCTTAGCACCTAATCCATTTACAGCAGACTATTTAATGGTTGCTGGAGGAGGATCAGGAAGAGGCGGAATCGGCGGCGGAGGCGGCGGAGGCGGATTGCTATATTCATATTGTAATTCGTGTGCAGCTGGACTAGCTCTGGACTCAGGAACTTATGATATTACAATTGGAGCTGGTGGAACAGCAGGAGTAGGAACTGACACAACAATTGCTACACAAGCGGGCGCACTCGCACCACTTTGTAAAACAGCGACTAGAGGGGGACATGGACAGCCATGTAGCCCTACACTTAGAAATGGAGGATCAGGAGCAGGTGGAGGACACCAAGGATCCGGAGGTTCTGGAAACACTCCTCCAATAGCAACATGTGCCGGAGGACCACAAGGAAATAATGGTGGTGGTGGATCTGGATATGCGGCATCTGGAGGCGGAGGCCGAGGTGGAACTGGAGTAGCTTCTTCAGGACCAGGCGGAGCTGGTGGAACTGGGGGAGTAGGTTTAACAGTAAGCATTGATAATAGTCCAAGACAATACGCCGGAGGTGGCGGAGGTGGAGCATATAATCCGGGATCAGCAGGAGGAGGTAGCCCTTGTGGATCTGGTGGAGCAGGAATTCCAGGAACTGGACCAGGTAGTGCAAGTGGACCTAATAATGGAGCCGTAAACCGAGGTGGTGGCGGTGGAGGAAACGGTGAAAGTGCACCTACGAGTGCACCTAAAGTTGGAAGTGGTGGATCAGGTATAGTTATTTTAAGATATCCAAATTCTATTTGTGCTACGATCGCACCTTGTACGAACACTATAGCATGTGCGCCAGGCAGTACAAAAGTAGCGACATTTACAGTAACTGGAACTTTAGAAATCTAACTCGAGATTGACAATTTTTTGTTAAATGTTATATCTTTTATATAAAGGTATATGAATCTATTTAATTATTACTGGTTTTATCAATCTGTTATCCCTTCACGTATTTGTGATGACATTGTAAAATATGGACAGCAGTTAAAAGATCAAACGGCTTTAACAGGTGGATTAAGTGACGATCCTAAAAAATTAAATAAAAAACAGATTAAAGATTTAAAAAAGAAAAGAAATTCAAGTATAGTTTGGATGGAAGATAGATGGATCTACAAAGAAATTCAACCTTATGTTAATGAAGCAAATAGAAATGCAGGTTGGAATTTTCAATGGGATTGGTCTGAATCTTGTCAATTTACAAAATATGAAAAAGGTCAATATTACGGTTGGCATTGTGATAGTTGGGATAAACCATATTTTTATCCTAATAATCCAGAAAACCCAAAAAATAATAAAATAAGAAAACTATCTGTTACAGTTAGTTTATCTGATCCAAAAGAATATAAAGGTGGAGAATTAGAATTTAATTTTAGAAATTTAGACCCTGATAAAAAAACAAACATACGCAAATGTAAAGAGATATTACCCAAAGGTTCTTTAGTTGTATTTCCTTCTTTTGTGTGGCATAGAGTTTGTCCAGTTAAGAAAGGATCAAGATATAGTTTAGTAATATGGAATTTGGGATGGCCATTCAAGTAATAGATAATTTTTTAGAAAAAGAAAAATTTAATAATATTAAAAATATTATTTTAGGAAGTAATTTTCCTTGGTACTATAATGATTTTATGACAAGAGATCCTGATAACAAATTTTATTTTACTCATACTTTCTACAGAGAACCCGGTGTTGTTAGTGATTGGTTTAACATGTGGCTGCCGGTTATTAGAAAACTAGATTGTAAAAGTATTATAAGAATAAAAGCAAATAACTATTGTCCAGTACATAAAAGAGAAAAAAATGAATTTCACAGTGATTATCCCTTTAAACATAAAGGATGTTTATTTTATATAAATAATAATAATGGTCCTACCTATTTTAAAGGTAAGACAGTAGAAGCAAAAGCTAATAGAGCAGTATTATTTGATCCAAGTGTCCCTCACGCAAGTAGTTTATGTGATAATAATAAACGTAGAGTAACAGTTAATTTTAATTATTTTTAATGATAATAATTTTAGAGAAAGTAATTACTAAAAAAGAAGCTAAAGAACTTATAAAATTGTTTAAAAAAAATAAAAAGAAAGCTACTAAATTTCCATCTAATTGGATGGATAACAATTCTCCTTCTGCTTATTGCATATACGATAGTAATCTAAAAGATAATTTTTTTACTAAAATTCTAAAGAGAATAGAAAAATTAGTTCAAACATATTATGGAAAAAAAATTAAGATTGAAAGAAGTGAATTAAAAGAACATGAAAATGGAGCTTATCATGTAATGCATTATGACAGAAAATATAGAACAAGTTCTTTAGGGTTGACTTCTGTTCTATATTTAAATAATGATTTTGTAGAAGGGCATACATATTTTTCTGATTTTACTAGAGTCGTGCCGGACATTGGCAGAATGATTATTTATGATGGTTTAAAATATGAACACGCTGTTTCAGAAGTAGGAGGAGGAAGTAGATATACAATTCCTTGTTGGTATAAAAAATGAAAAAGAAAAAACAAAAAATTAAAAGCTACCCTAAGAAACTTCAATTAAGTCAATATTTCGCAACACCTATCTGGTCTGCTGAAGAACCTTGTTTTGTAGATTCATTAAATAAAGCCTCTGATTCTTACATTGAAGAATCAAAAAAAATTTTAAAACCTCAGATTGATGAGAGAAATAAAAAATTTGGTAATAAGGGAGATGCAGGAAATGTCTTTCATTCAAAAAGTTTAATTAATGATCCTAATTTTTTAGAATTACAAAATTATGTTGGTGCAACTTCACATAATCTTTTAGGTGAAATGGGTTTTGATTTAACAAATTACAAAGTTTTTATTACCGAATTATGGGTACAAGAGTTTGCTAAAAAAGGAGGAGGCTATCACTCTTTACACACTCATTGGAATGGACATATGTCTGGTTTTTATTTTTTAAAATGTAGTGAAAGAACTTCTTTACCTGTTTTTGAAGATCCAAGACCAGGTAATCTTATGAATCTTTTACCAGAGAAAGATAAAAAAAATGTTACATTTGCAACCTCACAAGTTTCTTATAAAATTAAACCAGGCACCCTGATATTTTTTCCATCATATCTACCTCATCAATATATAGTTGATATGGGATATGAACCATTTCGATTCATACATTTTAACTGTCAAGCTATACCTAAAGGAGTATTAAATGTCGTTTAAAAAAAATAAATATACAGTGTTAAAAAAAGCCGTCTCTAAAGAAATAGCTGATTTTTGTTTTGCTTATTTTTTAAATAAAAGAAAAGTAGCAAGATTTTTATTTGATCAAAAATATATCTCACCTTTTACAGAATACTTTGGTGTATGGACTGATAATCAAGTTCCAAATACATATTCTCATTACGCAGACATTGCTATGGAAACATTATTACAGGAAGTAAAACCTGTGATGGAAAAACACACAGGACTTAAATTAAGTCCTACATATTCTTATGCAAGAATATATAAAAATGGAGATGTATTACACAGGCACAAAGATAGATATTCTTGTGAGGTATCTACTACATTAAATCTTGGTGGTGATGACTGGCCAATATATCTTGACCCTACAGGTAAAAAAGGTCATGCTGGTATTAAAGTAGATCTTAAACCAGGAGATATGTTGATATACTCAGGTTGTGATCTTGAACATTGGAGAGAAGAATTTAAAGGTAAACACTGTGGACAGGTATTTTTACATTACAATAAAGCTAATTCTAAAAAAGCTAAAGAAAATTATCTAGATAAAAGACCTTTATTAGGTTTACCAGCTTGGTTTAAAGGCACGAAGTTGACTAAAAATAATAAATAATATATACGTATAGCTGTTTAACTGGAGATTTTAAAATGGCACACTTTGCAGAATTAGATGAAAATAACATCGTAAAAAGAGTTGTAGTTGTTGGAAATGATATTTCAACAGCAGCAGGACCATTAGGAGAAAATGACAGGCATGTTGATGGTGAAACATGGTGTCAAAAATTTTTTAAAGGTGGGACTTGGAAACAGACCTCTTATAATCATAATTTTAGAAAACAATACGCTGGAATAGGTTACATTTATGATGTTGAAAAAGATAAATTTATTGAACCTCAACCTCATGCATCGTGGACATTAGATGCAAATGGTGATTGGCAAGCTCCAATAACTTATCCAACAATTATAGACGATGGTGCCGATCCTAGTGTTTGGCAATATTCAATCGTTTGGAATGAAACAAAATATCAAGCTGATAATAACACAGGTTGGGAAGCAAGGAAATCAAACGATAATGTGGCTCTTTCTGAAAAAGCAGTTTATAATTGGAACGGCACAGCCTGGATCTCTGAGTAATATAACACTACCAAAAAATCAAAAACCTTTTAGATGATTAAAGAAGGATTTTTTCCCACACTTATATACGCCGAAGATTTTAAATTAGACATAAATCAAATGGCACAAAATATTATTCAATGGTCTAAGGAAGATTCAGGCCTTAAAAAAACAAATAGAAATGGCTGGCACAGTCAAACTAATATGCATGAAAAACCAGAATATAAACCTTTAGTTGATGAATTATTTAAAATGGTACATCAAGTATTTGAGGAAGAATGGTTAGATAAAGAACCTGTCTTAGGTAATATGTGGGCTAACATAAATCCACCAGGCGGATATAACCTGCCACACGTACATCCTAATGCTCTATTTAGTGGAGTATATTATATAAAGACACCACCTCATAGTGGGCGTTTAATTTGTAATGACCCAAGACCAGGTATTCAAACATGCATGCCTACTAGAAA